TACCAAAAGTTGACTTAATATGGATGGACCTACAGGGGGCCGAACTTTTAGCGATGGAGGGACTGGGCAGTTTTTTGAAAAATGTAAAAGTTATCCATACCGAAGTAGAGTTGCGTCAATATTACAAAGACCAACCTCTCGCTAATGAAGTGGAAGAGTGGTTTGACAGTAGGGGCTTTTCGAAAGTATATGTGAGGCCACATGACTCTGACGCTCTTGATACTGATTATATTTTTGTAAACAGGTCGTTAATGTCGTCTTGTTAAATTTTATGAAAGTATTCACTAATGGCTGTTTCGACGTGCTGCATAGAGCTCACGTAGAATTATTGCTTTATTGCCACAGGCTCGCTGTCCCTGTTATTGGTGGAGAAGTAATTGTTGGGATAAACTCTGACGAAAGCATCAAAAAACTAAAGGGAGAAGATAGACCGTTCAACCACCAAGTGGATAGACAGTTTGTTTTAAAAAGCCTCAAATTCGTAGATAACGTTCACATTTTTGAAGAAGATACTCCTTACGAATTAATAAGAAGAATTAGACCTGACATAATAGTTAAGGGTGGAGACTATAAGGAAGAAGATGTGGTTGGAGGTGACCTTTGTGAGGTGATGATTTTCGACTATATAGATGGATACTCAACCACTAACGCTTTAGAAAGGATGAGTCAATGCCCTCAAGAAAAAAAGTCATAATCACTGGAGCCCTTGGTCAAGACGGATCGAACATGTCAGACTACCTTTTAAGCAAGGGGTACAAAGTTTACGGCATGATGAGGCGTTCTGCTACTCCAAATTTCAGCAATATAAAAGAAGCCCTCAAGAATTCTCGCTTCGAACTTGTTGATGGAGATTTAACGGATGAAGTTTGCATATCTAATCTCATAAAAAAAATCAAGCCTTCTTACCTTGTGAATTTTGGCGCGAATTCTTTTGTCGGGTGCAGTTGGAACATGCCCCTACAGGCTTTTGACACCAACGCCTTAGGAGTTATAAGATGTCTAGAGGCAATCAAAACTCACAAACCTAATTGCAGATTCTATAGTGCTGGAAGCAGTGAAGAATTTGGAGACGTTGATTACAGCCCGCAAGATATTCTTCACCCACTTAAACCTAGAAGCCCCTATGGAGCTTCAAAATGCGCCGCTCGACACGCAGTAAAAGTATATAGAGAAAGTTACAATATATATGCTGTTCACGGAATCCTTTTCAATCACGAAGGAGTGAGGAGAGGCGAAGAATTTGTTACTAGAAAAATTTCAAAGGGAGCCTCTCGAATTTATCACGAAATGAGGGATGTAGATAAATGGAGAAAGCGTAATGGGGGAATCCCCAAATTTGACCCAATAGAACTTGGGAATCTTGACGCAAAAAGAGACTGGAGCGATAGTGAAGATTTTGTTCGAGGAGTATGGTTAATGCTAAACCGAAAAACGCCGAAAGATTATGTTCTCGCCAGCGGAGAAACTCATTCGATTAGAGAGTTCGTGGAAGAAGCCTTCCTCTGCCTTAAGATAGACGGTAAGTGGGTCGGCAAAAATGAAAATACGACCTTTGTTCACGCTTGGCACAATGAAAAGCTCGCCTTGGTGAAGGTCAACCCAGAATTCTATAGACCAGCAGAAGTCGAGCTTTTAATTGGCGATTCTTCACCAATTAGAAAGGAATTAAAATGGAAACCTAAAACAAATTTTAAAGAACTCGTTCAGAAGATGGTTAAATATGATTTGAAAAATCCTTGACTCTCTTTCAAATAGAGAGTATCATACCTCATGAATGAAAGAGAAAGGCACAGCCCCAAAGGGATTCTACCATTTTATGGTACAGAGATTTTTGAAGGAGGATAAGGAGTTGACTCCCAGAGTGTGGGCTAGGGAAATTAAAATAGCAAAAAAAATTTTTAATTCATACCCTAATGTGTATTTTTGGAATCAAGTAGACCTTGGTTTTCCGTTAAATTCTCTAGCTTGGTTTTGCTCCCCCGAAGGGAAGTACGCCTTGATCATTCAGCGTAAGAAAATCAGCTATAAGCCAAAAAAGAATAAGACTTACGAGTTGTCAAAAAAAATTGGCAAAAACAAAGAGATAACGAAAAGAAAAAAAACATTAATGGATTTTCTAAATGAGCAAAAAAAGAATTAGTTCACTACTCGAAGATAAAAGATTCAAGGGTGACCACTACAATCACTTAGAAAAAGTAAGTTGGGTTTGCAGCACGGGAAGCTTACAACTTGACCTTTTTCTAGATGGAGGAATCAGGCCTGGGTTTTTCAGGATTTCCGGTGAACCTGAGAGCGGCAAAACCAGCTTCGCCCTCAACGCCGCAAAGATATTTCAAGAGAGTATTCCGAATGGCTTTGTGTTTTACATTAACGCGGAAGGAAGACTTACTGATGAATTGATAGAGCGTTCTGGGGTTGACACTAGCGAAAATAAATGGTGCTGCTTTGATTCGAATATTCTAGAAACAGCGATGGGAATGGTTAAAGAGCTCATTAGTGAAAACGGGAAAGGGGAAGACAAGGAACAGTATCGATACTTGTTTGTTATTGACTCTACAGACGCGCTGATAAAAAAAGCAGACCTTGGTAAAAAATTCGAAGAAGGACAGAAGGTCGCTGGGTCAGCCGTAATTTTTTCTCACGTAGGCAAAGTAACGAGCTTGCCTCTATCAAAAAATGGACATGCGATGTTTATTCTTTCTCAAACTCGATACAAAATGAACATGGGAATGGGCACGGGCTCTGGAACTACTCAGTCTGGAGGCAAAGCTCTTAATTTTTATAGTTCCCTTATTGCTGAAATCAAACCTCTCTGGACTGATCTTTATATTTGGGAGAACCCCAGCGGAGCATCAATAGATAAAAAGGGAAAAAGGCTTGGGCATCAATGCGTTTTTAGGTTTACAAAAACCCGCAACGAAAAAACTGGCCAAGTGATAGACGTGCCAATTAAATACGGGACGAAAGGAGGAGCGATATGGACAGAGCACGAAGTTATGAATCTTTGTCTTCAATTTGAATTTCTTCATAAAAAGAACGCTGGATGGTTTGAGTTCGACAAAGAACTAATCGATGACGCTGGAGATATAGAGTTCAAAGCGAAACACCAAGGGTTAAATAACCTAATTAACTACTTAGAGGAGAACGAGGAAGTAACCCAGTTCTTAGTAAAGAAATTCAAACAACTACTATGAGACTGTATAGCGTAACAGGTAGGTTGGTAAATAAAAATGTAAGCAGATACCTAATAAATTGGGATAAAAAATCTAGATCAAAAATACAATTTAAAACAAAACAATTTTTAAAAGAGTACTGGGAAAACCATATTGTTTACGAGGAATTCCCAGTGTACGGCACGAGACTAAAAGTGGACATTTTGAATGCTACAAAAAAAATCGCAATAGAAGTGAACGGAAGACAGCACACTTCTTTTAGTAAGTTTTTCCACAAGACTCGAATAAATTATTTACGTTCCCTTAAGAGGGATCATAAAAAGCTAGAGTGGTTGAGAGTAAACGACTTTGAACTAATAGAAATAGAAGAAAAAGAAGTACCCTTAATAAGTTATGAATTCATTGAGGATAAATTTGGAGTAAAATTATAATGGCATTACATTCGTATAACATAGAGAAGCACGTTTTAGGAGGTTTAATTAATAATTCGGAGGTTTTTGCGGACATTGAAGCGTTCGTGTCTGACAAGGATTTTTATTCAGACGTACACAGCACCATCTACTGTTGTGTAAGAGACATACTAATAAAAAATGAAAAAATTGATAAAGTTATTTTATCTCAAAAGATAAAGAATTTGGGGATATCTTTTAAAGACGACATTAACATTTTTGATTATGTCGATAGCATATCCTTTACTCAAATTTCTGCGAAGGCAACGATAGAAGCAGCTAAAGAGCTAGTTTCATTAAGGGTAAGACGAGACTTAGATAGGACGGCGGGTCAAATCAAACGGCACGTACTAGATTCCTTAGATAAAGATATTTCGTCAGTTATATCTGAGGTTGACGCTATTTATGGAGATAAGGTATCCAGTTATTACTCGGAAGAAGATAGACCTAAACCTTTGTTGGATGGAATTATCGAAAAAATTGAAGAACGAGGCAATAAGGTGCAAGAGGAAATCGGATTTCAAGTACCTTATCCTGACTTCAACAGGCTTTATGGTGGACTGCGTCCAAAATGTCTTTATGTATTTATCGCTCGACCAGGAAACGGCAAAACCACGTTAATCAACGATTTGTTATTTAAAGCTTGCGAGATAAACAACACGAAAGCTTTAGTGTTAGATACGGAAATGGCGAGCGAAGATATCGAATTTAGAATGTTTTCTTCGATGAGTCAGGTGCCCATGTGGCATTTGGAAACAGGTAATTGGAGAAAAAATCCAGAATTAGCAAAAAAAACCAACGAAGGATTCAAAAAGGTCAAGGAGTATCTAGAGACAGGCAAGATAGACCATCATTTTATCGCAGATAAACACATTGACGAAGTCTGCTCACTTATTCGACGTTGGAAATTGGCTCACGTAGGCAGAAATGGCAGGTGCATTATCGCTTTGGACTATCTTAAGCTTACTGGCGAAGGCGTAGATAAATCTTGGATGGAGTACCAAGCTATTGGTGAAAAAGTTAATAAATTAAAAAAGCTTGCTTCAGAATTAGATTGCCCAATCGTAACAGCGGTACAATCTAACCGTAGTGGTGAAGGCAGAAGAGTCGGAGACCCAGTTGACTCAGGAGTGATAGCTTTATCAGATAGAATTCAAT